CCAGTTACACCGGGCGCTCCGTCAAAACCAATAGGCCCGGTAGCGCCTGTAATGCCTTCGGGGCCGGTTGCGCCAATAACGCCTGTTGCGCCCGTGACGCCCGTTTCTCCCCTAAAACCTTGCGGGCCTGTTGCGCCAGTGAGCCCTGTCGGACCAGTAACTCCGGTTTCTCCCAATAGCCCGCGAAGACCGGTCGGACCAGTAGGACCAGCCGGCCCAATTACGCCAGTTTCACCTTGCGGCCCTGTTTCGCCTACATTGCCTTGTAAGCCTTGCGGGCCTGTTGCACCGGTGAGACCTGTCGGGCCTGTGTCCCCCGTTAAACCGACCGGCCCCGTTGCGCCAGTCAAACCGGATAAACCAATTGGCCCGGTAGCGCCAGTTTCACCTTGCGGCCCTGTTTCGCCTACATTGCCTTGTAAGCCTTGCGGGCCTGTTGCGCCAGTGAGCCCTGTCGACCCTGTGCTCCCCGTTAAACCGACTGGCCCCGTTGCGCCAGTCAAACCGGATAAACCAATTGGCCCGGTAGCGCCTGTAATGCCTGTAAAACCTGTTGGACCTACCGGACCAGTAGCGCCCGTAACGCCGCCAGAGCCTGTCGCGCCTGTTATTCCAGTTGCGCCATGAAGTCCTATCGGCCCTGTGGAACCCTGCGGCCCTGTTGCGCCGCGCGGACCTTGCGGCCCTGTTGCGCCGTTCCCGCCAGATCCCCCAGAAATAACAGCATAAGTTTCGCCAAAAGTGCCGAACGAAAAACCAAAAAACGTATCTGACGCTAGGGGCGGGTCGACAAAGACGAGCGTGTCATTTGTTACGGCGTAGTCGACATTCGGTTCTTGTAGGACGTTGTTTAACGTAATAAGGACGTTTGCTGCGTCAACAGGTCTAACTGCTTCGCCGTTTACGCGCAAATTAAAAACGGTCGTAATGCCGTTAAATTGCGCAGAGATATTGTCGAGTCGTTTGCTGGATTGCGCATTGTTTTGATACGGCAGCGCGTTCCAGCGGCGAATGCCGTCACCAATTTTAAAGCGGTTTGAATCAGTCTCTACACATGGTTCACCAGCGTTTAAAAGCGGATTAACGGCAGCTAACGCTGACGCTGTACCGCGCTTAAATCTGATGTCAGTTCCCACGATAGATCAGTCTATTTCTTCGATGATGGTTTCAATTTCTTGCACGCGATCAAGATACGCAAAAATAATGTCGTAGGCTTCTTGTATTGCAGCAGGCATAACGGCAACAAAGCGCCACGCACAGTACGCGCCAATTGTGCCGCAGATTAAAAGCTCTAAAGTGTGTTTCACGGGTTAGTACCGGGCGCTGTAATCACGCCGCCGTCCGCAAAAGTATAAGTCAACAGATCAACAATCTCGTCGTCTGTTGTTTTGATAAATACAGCGCCGTCAGCGATATTGATAGCAAATTCGCCGACTAAGAGATCGTCGACCGCGGGAGCGCTGGCCGGAGTAACGCTTTTTTTGTGCGCAATCGTGACAGCCATGGCTACACCTTAAAACCAGACATAAGACGGTTCTGCACTTTTGTCATAACTGTACAGCCGCTTTTTTGCGCGCGTTGGCGTATTTGTGATTACGCCGCCGTCTGCTTTTGGCGGCTTTGTAACAGCCACAACAAATTGATTCGCCGCACTAAGGTCGCCGACAGGATCTACTAGCGCAATAAAAAATACTTCGCCGTCTGCGGTATTGACGGCAAATTCACCCAGCGCCAGCGCGTCAACTGAAGGCTGCGCGCCGGCAGTATTATTACGTTTGTGTAAAAGCTTAACGGCCATGGGCGAGAACTGCCTGTAACTCTGCAAAAAAACAGTCTGCAAGCGCTGTGTCTATTGTAGTCTGTGCGGCAAAATACTCAAACCACGTGTCGGGATACGGTTGCGCACCACTTAGTCGGGCGCGTGCCGTTTTAAATGCCCAGTCTTCGCGGCTTTTTGTGAAGTAATGGTTGAGCCTGACATTGGCTGTGCAGCGGGAAATGTTGTACTGTTTGAACGGTTCGCCGGTCTCGTCAACGATTAGCTTTTTGCACAAAAATTTATGGCTGTCGCACACTTTAATAACTTCGGCCGGGCGCACCAACATTTTAACAGCCTTGAACAAATCTTGCGGCTGTCTGTATTGCGGGTAGGCTACATCGCCAACTAACACGTCATCTGCGTTGCGCTGTGTGTAATTCTGGGTCACAAGCCCGGGAGGAGAGTTTTCGTGCCCGCAGGGACCAAATATGTTTTGATATACAGCGATCGCCGACGCAGACTGGAACTGCGGCTGCGATAAAAAAGCAGTCACATTTTCGCGCTGAGGGAAAAACAAAAACTCATCTATGTCGAGGCAGGCGGCCCACGGCGTTGTGACCTGCGCCAAACCAGACCCGTACGTTTCGTTTTTAAGCGCCCAGCCTAGCCGCGAACCCGTTACAGGAACGGTTGTCACAGGAAAGGGCAGGCGCGCAATTTGAGCTGCTGAGTCGTCTTGACAGTCGTGCAAAAATATCAAAAACGACTCGAAGCCGACGAGCCAGTGATACGCCAACCACTCGGCTAAATATTTAGCCTCATCCCGCACCATGCCGACAAGCGTGATCATACAGCCTTGATAAACTTCTGCGGATTAGCTGGACAGGCCGCGCACACCCACTCGTCTTTGCGGGAAAAGAACTCCGCCATTTCTTCGGGCGTGGCTGTGTGCGAGATTGGCGTGTGGTTCAAATACGGCAGAAAAGAATCATCAAGCTTGTCTATGACGTCCTGCAAATACGCCGTTAATTGGCACTTGTAGATCTTGCCTTTGTAAATTTGCTTGCACCACTTGCCAACACATTTATTCCACGACTTTGCTTGTTCGTTGTCGGTATAGGGGTGGATCTTGCCGTCAATATATTTGTAGGGCCAGCGCCATGTAGTTACAGCATCAGCAAACTCAAATGGCAGCGAATAAGCATTTTGCCAACGTACCAGTTTGTTGCGCACTGGTTTCAGCCTGTCCAAGAAATCAGCCTCAAGCGAATGCACGGACACCCGCACACGAGCACCAAGAGCCGCCAAAGACGCGCCAAAATAGTCATCAAATTTGTCGTGCTTGAGTAGTAAGCCATTGGTAAAAATATCAATACGCGCGTCTGGAAACGCTGCCCGTATAGCAGCAACACTAGCTAGTACGTCCGGGCAAATAAACGGCTCGCCGCCAAGGACGCGAAATAAACGCGGCCTTAAATGCGGCGCCCAAACGTCTACGCTGGCAGCCACATCGTCGGCCGTGAGCAACGTTTTAAGGCCCGACAAATTGCTGAAATGACTGCAGCCTTCACACGACAAATTGCAGCTTTTTGCAATTTCAATATCAAGGCTTGGAATTGCAATCGGCATAGCACCACCTGTTGCTTGCTGCGTCCTTATACTCCGCCAACACGACGGCGTTTATTTTAGCGATGTCGTCAGGAGTCAGATAGTCTACATAGCCGCCAATTTTGCCGCGACGTGTTTTGTACGTGTCAGTATTCGTCAGGTCTTTGGGCGCGAGTTCTATGCGCTCTGCTATGTCACTTGTGCCGTAGTTTTGGATTTCAAGTTTGCGCATATTCTCAAACGAGTTCCGGGCCAAACACCGCCGAATAAACGAGCTATCTGTTTCTACAGCGAGCGCAGAGAGTATAGCGGGCAAGCTTTCGGATAGTGTCTCGTATGACACAGCCAGTATGTTTGGCTGCGCCTGTTCGACGGCGTTGTAGAACCGCACAATGCTGCGAATTCCGCCAAAGTCAAAGTCGATAAACTCGGACAGCGTACCAGCGTATTTTGTGTTCTCGCGGTACTTCTGCTGGAAATAGCAGCTTACAAGCACGTCCCGGAAATCGCGGTACAGCACAATTGCCTGCGCAAATGTAGGGACGATCTGATGCTTGTTGTAAAGCGGGTTATTGAGATACGAGAAATAAACGCGCTGGTCATCGCGGCGATACGCGCGCTTCAGATCAGAAGAAAGCTGTTTAGATATCTGATGCGTGTCCTGCAACAAGCAGTCAAGCAGGCGGCACAGATATGTCGTGCCGGACTTAGGATAGCCCGTCAGCAGGATTTTCATTTACAAAGTTTTGCAGTTTGCTCTGCGCCAAAACAGACGCATATTCGTCATGATAAAGTTGCACAACAGTTTCTACGTTCTCCGGCAGCGGCAACTCTAATGCAGCAAACAGGTTTTTTTGATATTTATTCGACTTCAGGAACTCGGCGTAATTACACGTGACGACGCTCCAGCCGTTTACTTCTGCGGCAATTTTCAGCTTGTTTGCGCGCGCTTGCGCGGCGCTATATTCATCCGAGGCGGCCGGCGCCGGGAACTCGGCGTTGAGTTCTGTTTCGGAGTATTCGACAAATAGCAGCCGACCGCGGATAGAAGACGCGACGGTTTCAAAAACACGCCAGTCTTCTTTGTTTACAGACGCGGCGTTTGATAGATCAGTGTGCCGCAAAAAAGCCAGCAATTCGCGTTGAACTTCTGGCGGCAAGGGAGTCGCGCTTGTGTCGTGAATGTAGGCACGATAATAGTCTTCAAAAATTGCGCTGTACGTGAACGTAGTAGTATTCGTAGCGTCGTCCATGTCGTTGAAGTACGCGCCGCTAAGCCGCAGCAGGTGCGCTAAAACTTTTGCTTGCGGACCCACGCCGCCGACGATTTGCGTATACATTGTTTCGCCCTCTAATTACTACGTATAAGTCACAGAAAAATTTGAAATGCTGTGTCTGTCGTTCGCGCCGCCGCACGCGCCCGTAAAGTACACAGGCCAGATATAAGCCAATTCGCTAAACACATCGCCAGTGGCGACAAACGACCCAACATTTGAACCAACAGCGTACTCAATAGTGCCAGAAAGTCTATTGATTGTCACGGTAAGGTTTGTATACACCGACGTGCGCGGCCGTGGACTGTAAATTTGTACGGGTGGCTTATTGTCTAAGTACAACCAAATACCGTAATCGTTTCCGCTATTTGGATATGTATCAAAAACAATGCGCAAACCTGACGAAGCATATGTCGGCGCGCCGGAGCGGTTAAGGAGCAGTCCAGCATAAGTTGGCGCAAATTCAAAACCCAGCCCGTCGGCGCCGTTACCGTCCCATGCGCGCCAGTTGAAAGAAAATGTAATGGCCTTCGTCCGCCCCAGCCCAAGTTTTGCGATTGCGCTGTTTGCAAATGTTACAACACCTGTAGTACCGTTAGCAGCAGGTGTAAGCAAAAACTCAGTCGCGCTAAGTTGTGCTGCTGTTCCGCTATATGTGACACCAGCGGAGCCGGCCGTAAGATTAGGCGTCAATGTTAAACTCGCACCTCGTGGCGTAGAGGACTGCGCTAATTGCGAATGAACAAACGTTATTGTTACAGATGAAACCGCGCCAGTTGTTTTATGCGTGGCGGTTATCGTGGTATTGCGCTCAAAGTTTACATCGCTAATTACCGTACCGCTAATTGCGCCGGCGGCTGATAGCGCTAAACCAAGCGGAAGAGTGCTTGATGTGTAGTTGTAGTTTGTCCCCGCCAGTCCGGCAACGCTTTGACCAAACAACGCGCCGGCAACTGAAAAAATACGTTGGCCAGAAACTACGTTAAAAATGCCGGAAACGTCTAATTCATCAGAAAAAAGCGTGTTTAAGTTTAACGCCGCAAGAACGGGGCTTAGCACACTCTCAACGCCGTTTGGCTGCGCAAATAGCGTGGCCAGATAGCCAACTGCAAATTTTGTGCTTGCGCCGCCCGGGCCAGACCACGGGTCTGAAAAAAGCGGCAAGACATTCAAATTGGCAACGTGTGTACGCGATACGCTAGTTGTATCGGCAGGGAAGTCAGAGAACAGACAAGATAAATAACATGTACCCATGTCTACAGACGCAGGGCCAATCAAACCAGTTATCGGCTGCGCTGCCGCTAAAACAGTCACGCGACAACTGTTACTAGCAATTGTGCGTAAAAGTTGGGATACAAGCACGCGTACGCGTAAATTATTAGCTGCCAGCTCGAACGACCGAGAGTATACGCTGGCTGTGGCGCTAGGTACGTTCGCCCACGTCACGCCGTCGGCAGATGTCTGCCATTGATATGTAATAGCAGCAGAACTATTAACAGCCGTAACAGCGACGTAAAAATCAACAACAAAACCAGCGCCAACTGTCACAGTAGGATTCAAATCGGGGGCAATGGTCAAAACATTGGCCCCGGTCGCGGCAATCGTCGACCGCGCTTGTTCGCTAGCGCTCCCTGTCAGCACGCGGCGGTAATCTTGCGTGCGACGAGTAACGAGACTTTTATTTCTACGCGAAATAGGCATTATGTTGCTACCACAGTGTGCGAAAACTGAGTATTTTTCAGTTTTTCTGCCGTCCACGCCGCGCCGTCAGGTGCTATTTCGTATGTCACAAATTTAATGCCGCCGTTTGTTGCATCAGTTGTGAGCGTCAAATCTGTATTTGGCGAAACTGCGCCCAGATAGTTAGCGCGACAACGCAACACATTGTTACCGCCTTCTTTGTGGCCGTAAACAAATTGCTGCACAACAAGCGGCGTAAACGAAATTGCCGCGTTGGCCGGGGAAAAACTCACGTCTTGATTGTTGGCATTGAAAGAAATAGCGCCGCCGCTACCTACCGGCGCCACGTAACTACTCGCGCCAGAAAACGCATCTTGAATCGACGCCAAGCTTCCATTAAATGCTGTGTTGTTTATCGTTGTTGTGTAGTTGATTTTTTGGCAACTCACGCGACCAAGAAAATTGTTAAAAGTTGCACCGCTTTGATCTAACCAGTAGATATCGTCAATATAGGTTGTCCAGCCAAGATTGGCAGCACCCGAATTACCAGCGGCTACGTGCGCCCAGACAATTCCAAACATCAATTTTTGATATGTGTTCGTTGCCTGCGTGCTGTTTCTAACGCTAGTCAAATTTAAATCAAGCGTGGCGTCTGTGGAGTTGCGATTTATTTTCACCTGCACGCTGCCGGCGTTTGACGCGGTGTTTTCGAGCACAAACTTAATTTCGATGTAGTTCCACTGATTGGGGACGACAAGGTTGCCCGCGATATTGCTCGCTGTGCCTACCAATTCAAATTTGCTGCTAGAAGCCGCGTTGCTGGGCCATGTGGCGTTGATGCTGTTGCAGGAGTACGTATACGGCGCGGTAACATGGTGGTCCCAACCGGTGCGCCCTTCGTTACAGTATTGGCCTTCGTTGTAGCCAAACGAGACGTGATCTTGGTTCCAGACGTAATTTGCAGCGGACACTGCGTTGCGCGTAGACATCGTAGCAGCGGTGTTCCAGCGGCGAATTTCGATCTGATAGTTTGCGTTCAGGCAGAGATAAAAGTGCGGTTTATTGTCGGCGCCTACAATGGCCGCAAACGGAGTAAACGGGCCCCAGCCGCCGCCGGATGGCAAGCGCGGATAAAACGCAAATCCGACTACGCCGTTTGTGTACGAAGCATTAGTCGGCGAACTGAGTGTAAATTTTGGATAAAAGTCTCTGGATGTGTTGATTTCAGAACCGAAAGAACGGCTACTGACCATTTTCAAACAACTCAGATTATTGCGCGGAGCAATTACGCCGTCGTTAATAGAGATGATGCTTGGTGTCTGGTAGTACGCAAAACCGAGATATGTGCGCACGTCTGCCAGAGAGCTGTAGTTTTCAAAACCTTCGTAAGTGATCAGAGCCATTTTTCACCTCAAGAAATGATTTCGTATGCGCAAACTGCTTGGATTTTTTCTGCGGCATCTGCCGTGATTCGAAGACTGTCGCCCGGTTCGAGATACATGTAACGGTCAAAAACGCTGTAACTTTCGTCTGGGTTGATTGACGCGGTCTTAGCCAAAAAGTATTCTGTCGCGCCGCGATAAACACTTATGTTAACCGAACCGGCCGTCGCGCCATTGACGTTGCTCACCAACAAGGTATTAATCCGCACAGTAGCATTGCTGTCGGCAGCGTTAACGACGATATCCGCCGGCGTCGTAGTGACTACCAGCACCGCGACTTTTCCTTCGACCCGCGTGGGGTTATTGAGATTTGGGGTTGGCATCACTAGCTCCAATGATAACTAGATTCTCTGAACTCTGCTTTCCACAGCGACAGCCCGGCAGCAAGATCTAAAATCACGCCGCCATCCAGCAATGTCAGCATGTTCAGACAAATAATATTTCCAGCTGTTGTTTTTGTAAACCACTTTTTATCGGCGACGTTGACTGCAATTTCACCCGGCAACAAGTCTGCGGCGGCGGGCACTGCGCCCGGAGTTGTACTTTTTTTGTTTATGAGTGTAAGCAACATTGCAATTTGCCAATTTACGCCGATAAATCCTAAACATATTGCCGTGCGCTGTCTACTCGTTTATTGGCGTAATCACGATGTTATGCGGCTGGTCTGGGTCAAAGTTAGGCACAACTCCAGCAGCAATATCTCGCGCGATTAACGCCAGCGCGGCGCCTGTATTCTGCGCCTCAATAGTCTTGTAGACCTGCCCCTGCACAGACACCTCAAACTGTTTCAGTTCCGGCATTAGAACGTGCCTCCGTCGAGGACAATGTTATCAATAGTGCCGCCCGTAATAGCAACGTTATTGGCGTTCTGGGTCGCGATCGTGCCGAGGCCAAGAGCAGTACGCGCTGCGGGCTGGTCTGCGGCGGCCACGACGTTACGGCCAATCTGAGTAAACACCGCCAGCGCTGCTGAATTCGCGCCATTGAAATACGGCAGCCGGTCGGCTTGGCTCGCGAGCCCGGCAATCGCCGTTAATTCAGCGTCAAGTGGCTGCGCGTCGGTGATGCCGTAGCCCGAAAGAGTCGTGGGGTTCGTGCCAGCCGAAACTCGCCCCTTAACGTCAACGGTCACGCTGCGATACGTTCCGGCAGTGACGCCGGTCGCGGTGAGCGTCGGGCCGGGATACGTACCCGTCAGGTCGCCGCCAGCGTTACCAGTCGGCACGCGAGAGTTAGACAGGCGAGCGTCGTTGCCCTCGCAAACCGTGCCAGCCGTACTGCCGTAGGCGACGCCAAGTGACGTACGCGCTGCCTCCGGCGTAGTCGCGCCCGTACCGCCGTAGGCCACAGCGACGGCCGTACCCTGCCATGTGCCAGTGCCAATCGTCCCAACGCTCGTCAGGCTCGAACCTACAACGCCTGAGCCGAGAGCCGTGGCCGACAACACTGTCGTGCCGTTGATCTCGTAAACCTTGCCGGTGACGAGATTAAAGTCTTCGCTAGAAGTCCAAGCGCTCGTCGAGTTGACCCACGTCAGCGTCTTGTCGGTTGCGCCCTTGAGCGTAATGCCGCCGCCGTCGGCAGTAGTGTTCGTCGGGCTCGCGATGTCGCCAATCACGATGTTCTTGTCGTCCACGCTAAGCGTAGTCGAGTTGATCGTGGTCGTCGTACCATTAACCGTCAGATTACCTGTGACGGTGAGGTTTCCGCCGACACTCGCGTCGTTTGCTACTGCAAGGTAATAACCAGTAGAGATGGCGCCACCAGCCTCGATGCCGCCGACGACGGTTATACCGCCACCGCCGAATGCGGCTTCGCCCGCAACGATGTTGCCGCTGCCGTCAACAGTGAAACCACCGTTCCCTGCGCTCAGGGTGCCGGCCGCTGTGATGTTGCCGGTGTTGGAAAGCGTGATAGCGTTGTTGCCTACCACAACGCCGGCATCATTTGCAATCAGCGAGTAATAACCGCCGTCGACATCGTTAAAAAATCCTCGTAAAAGGCCGTTTGAGGAAAGATTGCCCTCCGAACTGATAGCGCCGAACGTCCAGACGTTGCCGCTGGCGTCAACTGCAAACCGCGTTATGGTGTCGTTTGTAACGGCATAGCCGTTGCTCGTGTTGACGTTGGTGGCGAAGATACCGCCGAGCGCGTCGAGGGTGCCGTTAGTTGTAACGTTGCCGTCTGTGTCGACAGTAAAATCACCGGCCGCCGCGGTCAGGTTGCCGTTGGCACCGACGTAAAAATAAGTCTCAGAGCCCCAATAAATGCTAAATCCACTAGTGGACATCTGCGTTAGCGGATATGTGTTCGTGCCGTCGCCTGTAGAGATAGTGCCGGCACTATCGACTGAGACATTGCCGAACGTGCCGGTGCCGGTCGTTGAGACGTTGCCGCTGCCGTCAACAACGAACACGCCGGCTGCTACGTTTAGTCCTGCGAACGCTGATACCGTAAGTGCGTTTACGGTTCCAGTTTCGAGCGTGGCGGAGTGCATGATGTTGCCGTTGGCAGCAACAGTGAAGTTACCGCCCGCCACGCTCAGGGTGCCGTTCGTCGTGAGGTTTCCGCTGTTGTCGATGGAAAAATCATTTGGACCGGTCATAGCGCCAATAACGCTCAAACTGCTGACGCCCACGCTTGTAATTTCTGCGGTCGGCGCTGTGAAGTAG